CCTAAGCCTGTAATGGAAAAGGCAGTAGGTAAATACCATGCCGACCAAGTTTCAAAAGGTAGAGCAGTAGGTGAACTGAACCATCCGGAAGGTCCCACTGTAAACCTTGATAAAGTTTCTCACAAGATCGATTCTCTTGAATGGAAGGGGAACGATGTTGTTGGAAAAGCGACAATTCTAAACACTCCTATGGGTAAGATCGTTGAAGGTCTTCTCGATGGTGGCGTGAGGGTTGGCGTTTCAACTCGTGGTATGGGAAGTCTGCAAAGAGGCAGTGGTGCCATGATGGTCGGTAAAGACTTCATGCTTAATGCCATCGATATCGTACAGGATCCATCTGCTCCAAATGCTTTTGTTAATGGTGTTATGGAAGGAGTAGAATGGGTATGGAATAACGGTATCATCGAAGCAAGACATATTGAACAAATGGAGACTGAAATTAAGAAAGCTCCACGAAAAGATCTCTATGAGGTACAGATTCGTGAGTTTAAGAATTTCCTCTCGTTACTCAAATCAAAATAATAGGAGTCAATTATGACTGATCAATATACTGAAGATCAAGAAGTAGAACTCCATGACGAAGTTGAGAACGAAGTCGTGGAAGAAGCTCATGATCCTAAGAATGCTGAAGCACAGTCTGTAGCCTCTGTGGATAAAGCTGGTGATGCAACTGGAAGCGCTCCAAAGCGTAAAGGTGACAACACTAAGAAAGATCCAATGCCTAAGTCAAAAGCTGGCATGATCAATGCAGCTTATAATCATATGTCAAAGATGAAGAAAGAAGATCTTTCGATCGCTCTTTCTAAGTTGATGTCAGAAGATTATGACATTGAAGAAGGCGAAGCAGAAGCACAAGCTGAAATTCAGTACGAAGCAGATTTTTCTCAAGATCTGAATGCTCTTATTTCTGATGAAGCTACTTTGTCAGAAGAGTTCAAGAGCAAAGCAGAAACAATCTTCGAAGCAGCTATTAAGTCTAAGCTTGCTGAAGAGATTGACCGTTTGGAAGCTAAGTATGAAGAAGAACTCTCTGAAGAGATCGAATCTACTAAGTCAGAAATGGTTGAGAAAGTCGATTCATACCTCAACTACGTAGTTGAACAGTGGATGGAAGACAACAAAGTCGCTATCCAATCTGGTCTCAGAGCTGAGATTGCTGAAGACTTTATGACTGGCCTGAAGGGTCTGTTCGAACAGTCTTATATCGAAGTACCTGAGTCTAAGGTCGACCTAGTTGATGACTTGGCAGATACAGTTGAAGAACTCGAAGAGAAACTCAACGCTACTACTGCTCAAGCAATCGAAATGGCTGAAGCGCTTGAAGTATATGCTCGCGATGCAATCATTCGTGAACATTCACGCGATCTTGCTGAAACTCAAGTTGAGAAGCTAAAGTCACTTGTTGAAGATGTTGATTTCGAAGACGAAGAAACTTTCGCTAAGAAAGTTGCAACTGTTAAAGAATCATACTTCAAGAAAGAAGTAACCGAGTCAACAGAAGCTGCATACACTGAAGCTGAAGAAGGAGATTCTCCAATTCAGGTTTCTGGTGCTATGGACATGTATCTGAAAGCTCTTGCAAAAACAAAATAATAAGGAGTGTTCCAAATGGAATCATATGATCGTTTGATCGAAAAGTGGTCTCCAGTCCTCGAAAATGAGTCTGCTGGTAAGATCCAAGATGCGCACCGTAAAGCTGTTACAGCTGCGGTTCTCGAAAACCAAGAACGTGCTTTCATGGAAGAAGCTGCTCAACAGGGCGGTATGCTTTCAGAAGCTGCACCTGGTAACAACACTACATCTGCACAAAACTGGAACCCAGTTCTGATCGCACTTGTTCGTCGTGCTATGCCTAACTTGATGGCTTATGACGTTTGTGGTGTTCAGCCAATGTCTGGTCCTACTGGCTTGATCTTCGCTATGAAGGCTCGCTATGGTGCTGGTTCAACTGGTTCAACTGAAGCTCTGTTTAACGAAGCTAACACTGCATACTCTGGTGACTCTTCTGTTACACAACCTGCTTCAAGCTCTGGTTTGAATGACTCAACTGCAACTGGTGCTGGTACAATCGATGACGAGCGTACTACTGGTCTTGCTGCTGGCGGTATGCCTACAGCTGATGCTGAAGCTCTTGGTTCAACTGGTGGTTCTTCTTTCCAGGAAATGGGTTTCACTATCGAGAAAGCAACTGTTACTGCTAAGTCACGTGCTCTGAAAGCAGAATACAGCTTGGAATTGGCTCAGGATCTTAAAGCTATTCATGGCTTGGATGCTGAAACAGAACTTGCTAACATTCTGTCTACAGAAATCTTGGCTGAAATCAACCGTGAAGTTATCCGTACTATTAACTCACAAGCTAAGACTGGTGCTTCTACTTCTAACACAGCTATCAACGGTATCTTCAACCTGTCTACAGACGCTGATGGTCGTTGGTCAGTTGAGAAGTTCAAGGGTCTGATTGTTCAGCTCGAAAGAGAAGCTAACCAAATTGCAAAAGACACTCGTAGAGGTCGTGGTAACTTCATTATCACTTCTTCAGACGTTGCTTCTGCACTTTCTGCTTCTGGCATGCTCGACTACGCTCCAGCAATGAATACTTCATTGAACGTAGACGATACTGGTAATACATTCGCTGGTGTTCTTAACGGACGTACTCGCGTATATGTTGACCCATATGCAACTCAAGACTACATCACAGTCGGTTATAAGGGTACTAATCCTTATGACGCTGGTCTGTTCTACTGCCCATACGTACCACTCACAATGGTTCGTGCGGTTGGAGAAGATACATTCCAGCCTAAGATCGGCTTCAAGACTCGCTACGGCATGGTTGCAAACCCATATGCTGGTACAGCTGGTCCTCAGGACGGTCTTGCAGCGGTTAAGACTAACCAATACTACAGAATCTTCCGTGTGGATAACATCCTAGCGTAAGTATAAGTAGTTTAGAATAATAACTATGTTTCTCCTTTAGTTATTGGGCCCTCTTCGGAGGGCCTTCTTTTTTGTATAAATAGATCTATGGCAGACTTAACTACAAACCTTAATTACCTACAACCAACCAGTTATAAGCTGGTGATTGACCGTGAGAACTATCCAAACTTGGAGTATTTCGCGCAATCAGTCACGCATCCTGGTATGATACTCAATCCGTCAGAAGTACCTTTTAGAAAAATTCAAGGGGTACCAATTGTTGGTGGATCATTAACATTTAACGAGTTATCAGTAACCATTATCTTAGATGAAGATATGACTGCTTACGACGAAATGTACCAATGGATTCGTAGAGTGGTTGATGAAGTACCTGTTAGTGCGTTAGATAGAACCTCAAGTCAAGCACCGACTTATTCAGACATTACGTTATCTATCCTATCAAGTCAAAATAACGTAACAAAACAAGTAAAATATTTAGAATGTTGCCCAACAGCTTTGGGTGATATTCAATTTGAATCCACGGCTAGTGGAACTGAATTTATAACATTCACGGTATCATTTAGATTTACATACTTTGAATTTGTATAGATAATCCTATATCATGGAGCTATATTATGAAAGAACTTGAGACTATTCTCGACATGTGGGCCGAAGACTCTAAAATAGATAATAATCGGCTAGATGAAACTTCTAAAGACACTCCCAAATATCATGCCAAGTATTTGCAACTTTTAGCACAAGCTAAACTCAAATTAAAAAAATGTGAGTTTAAGCAGAAGACATTGCTAAAAGATAAATGGTTATGGTATAATGGAAAAATGTCTCAAGAAGAAATGGTAGAAAAGGGATGGGATCCCGATCCATTTAATGGCTTAAAAGTAATGAAAGGTGATATGGATTACTATTATGATTCAGATCCTGAAATTCAACAGAGCGAAGAGTTAGTACAATATTGGAAAACAATAGTAGAAACACTAACAGAAATAGTAACCAGCCTAAACTGGCGTCATCAAACGGTGAGCAACATTATACGATGGAAACAATTCGAGTCTGGAAACTAGACCACGCTAATCTTTTTATCCAATGTAACTTTGGCCAATCACAAGAACTAAAAGAGTTTTTCTCATTCTTTGTACCAGGTTATCAATATATGCCTGCTTACAAGCGTAGGGTATGGGATGGAAAAATTCGCTTATTTGATAGTAATACAAATGAGCTACCCGCTGGTCTAATTTATCACCTAATTAAATTTTGTGAAACACGTGGTTATGTCATTGAGCCAGTGGTTTCAGAAAAATATGGTCCTGTTTATTCAGAAGAAAGACCAAAGGGTAAAGACCTACTCAACTTTGTAGAAAAATTAAATCTACCATTTAAGATTCGTGATTACCAATATTTGGCAGTCATCGAAGGATTGAAAAGAAAACGTGCTATTCTATTATCTCCTACTGGTTCTGGTAAATCACTCATCATTTATACATTAGCTAGTTGGTTCTTAGCACATAATCGCCAAAAGGTATTGGTCATTGTACCTACAACATCGCTTGTAGAACAAAT